AGGTGTCTGATCTCCAGACGGTTGTAATGACGTTATTCGTTGTTCCGTCGTTTATGTTTGCTATTCGCGGAAATACGACAGCGGATTGCCCCGGAAGGTTAATGCTTTCCGAAAACAACGTCCCCTCACTCGCGTTGTACCAACTACTAAAATTCGTCCCCGTCATGCTGGCTGCGTCTGCGTTGCGCGTCAGGGCGGTGGTGGTCGTGGGGATGTAGGAAGTCGCAAAGGCTCCGGCTTCAAGTTGAGCGCCCCAGAGGTAAATGCTAGTCGTGCCGTCGCCTGTATACGAACTCACTGAATCGCCAGTTGTGCCAGATACTTGAAATCGCACATTGGAGTTGTTTGTAGTTGCTGGCTTCCCAGTCAATACACACCGATACCATCCGTTTCCAGCAGCAGTAATGCTGACAGCCGCGCCAGACCCGGTTCCAGCATTTGCTGTTGATCCAACAACGCCAGTTGATAAATTGAACCAACCAATGCACGAATTGCCGGAGTTATCATCCAAAAGAAATCTTGCCCAAGTTCTTCCTGCGGCTTTAACAAAACAAGTAGCGGTATAAGTAACTGTTGGGTCTGCTGTAAATGCTTGTCCAACACGATGGGCACTTCCCGCTGATGTATCTTCAACCAAACTATCGCCAGTTAAAGTAGCGTTTGGAGCAATTATTGTGTTTGTTGAAATTGATGCGCCAGAAACCGTCCAAGTTGTCGCAAAGTTCTCTGACTGCAAACACAGATTCGTCCGCTGCTCCTCGATCAGCAGGCCTTGGCAATCCAACGTTGCGGGATCAAACGTAATACGCCCCTGATTAGCTGCAGCCGTTTGCAGAATACCGTCCTGGTCAAAATACGTCGCCGTGGTTGATCGCACAAACGTAATTCGTGGGTCAACTCGTTTAGACAACGCAAAGTTGAGATTCAGCGTCGGACGAATATTCGGAAAATTGTTTTGAATTGCCATGTATTACGTCCCGAAAATTTCAATGAGGAATCGACCCGCCGTGTAAGTGGCATTAGCCGTGCCTTGACCCACCAGATACAAGTAAGTGTTCGCAGCCGGGTTCGCAGCAAAGTACGTCATCGTGCTGATGGTTTGAGACCCCGCGTTGATGATCTGCGTTTCTGTCAGCGCCGTGATTGCCTGATCCTCTACACCGGTACCTTCAGTGGCTGAGTACAGGTCAATGTCCGTATCGCCGCCGGCTGGGGTCTCTAGGCAAGTCATCCGTCCGCCCAGTACCGTAATCGCCGGGAGCAGCGAAATATAGCAGGGCAGCGCAGTACCGTTGACACCGATGATGTCTCCCGCCGTACCGCCGCTATTCAACCCGCGCAAATCAACCAAAATTCGGGCGCTGTAGAACGTCCCCGTTCGACCCGCAGAAGTTGCGCAGACCGTATTTGTTCCGGTTGAAATACCCGTGCCAACGTCCATCGCCGGAGCAACGTCATTTAGATACGCTACCGCTCCCAAGTACTGGTTCAACGGAACTTCATTCGGCCCGCTGCCAATATCCGTCTGCACCACAACCGGCGAAGTATTCTCCGTAATCGTTGTGATGTTTGCCGAAGTACCCGCTATGGTTGTCAGCGTTGCACTCGTTGATACAAGCGTTGTAACAGTGCCAGAAGTGCTGGTCAAATTGGTCAGCGTTGCACTGCTAGAAGTAAGCGTCGTAATGTTTGAAGAGGTAGCCGTCAAAGTAGTAATTTGACCGCTTGCACCTCGAAGCTGCGTCGTCGCTGTCGTTCCAAACGTTGTTCCCGTCAGCGTCGTAATGTTTGCGCTCGTGACATTTAAATTTGTCACCGTACCCGACGCAAACGTTCCAAGCGTAGTGCCAGTTAGCGTCGTGATATTCGCACTTGTGCCAGTCAACGTCGTTACCGTAGCCGACGTAACCGTTGCATTTGAAAGCGACAAACTGGAAATTGTCAGGCTTGTAACGGCCAGGTTGGTAATGTTTCCAGAAATGCCGCGTATCGTTGAAGATGCGGTCGTACCAATCGTCGTTCCAGTAATCGTCGTAATGTCCGCTGACGAACCCGTAAGCGTAGTAATCGCACCGGATGCACCCCGCAACTGCGTCGTGGCCGTCGTACCAAAAGTCGTACCCGTAAGGGTCGTGATATTGGCGCTGGTGACGTTTAAATTGGTAATCGTTCCGGAGGCGAAGGTTCCGAGCGTGGTTCCCGTCAACGTCGTAATGTTCGCGCTGGTGGCTATCAGCGTGGTAATGGTCGCTGAGGTCGAGGTCAAATTGGTGATTGTCGCGGAACCTGAAGTAAGCGTCGTGATGTTCGCGCTTGCTCCGCGCAACTGAGTGGTCGCGGTTGTACCAAAGGTTGTTCCCGTCAGCGTGGTGATATTTGCGCTGGTAGAATTCAAATCCGTGATAGTGGCTGATGTACTCGTTAACTGAGTCACCGTTCCAGAAGACGCCACCAGAGTCGTAATCGTCGCAGAGCCTAAACGAGATACTGTGGCCGACAGGTCTGAGACTGAAGCGGTGGTAGCGATGAGATTGGTAATCGTCGCAGAACCCGCACGGGAGACCGTAGCAGACAGATCTGATACCGAGGCGGTCGTAGCAATGAGGTTAGTAATCGTTGCCGAAGAAGATCTCGTTACCGTTGCCGACAAGTCAGAAATGGACGCTGTCGTTGCCAGAAGATTGGTGATCGTCGCTGACGAAGCAGTCAACGTCGTAACATTGGCAGATGCAATGCTGAGATTAGACAGAACAAGACTCGTCGCCGTCAGATTCGTAATCGAAGCAGATGCAATCGTCGCTAGAGTCAAAGACGCATTTAGCGCAACAATTTCATCTACCGTAATCGCAACCGCGTCTTGGTACGCCATCGTGCCCAAGTACTGATTAAGCGGGATCTCGTTGGGGGCAGAACCAATATCAGTCTGCACTACGACCGGAGAAGTATTCTCGGTAATTGTCGTAATGTTTGCCGAAGTACCTGCAATAGTAGTTAACGTTGCGCTTGTCGAAACAAGCGTCGTAATAGTTGCAGAAGTGCTTGCTAAATTAGTAAGCGTTGCGCTTCCAGAAGTAAGCGTCGTAATGTTTGCGCTGGTTGACCCCAGGTTTGTAATCGAAGCTGAAGCCGAAGTCAGCCGAGTAATGTTTGCGCTAGTTGCCTGAAGCCCGGTAACCGTTGCCGAAGTAAAAGTAAAGTTTGTAATACTCGCGCTGGTTGCCGTTAAATTTGTAATCGTCGCGCTTCCTGCGCGAAACACCGTTGCCGATGCGTCAGCTACCGTCAAGCTCGAAGGATTGGTCCCAACTTCAATAATCGCGCTGCTGCTGTTCATCGAGAACAGGCGCTTGTCGGCAGTGTTAACCGCCATCTCCGCCCCACCCGCAGCATTCGTCAGATTTGCCGTGGTCGGAATTGCACCAGGAGTATCACTCTTTTTGATCAGAATAGTCGTCATAGTCTTTTACTCCAACGGCACATCAGGGCGCACAAAGGGTAGTGTAATTCGCTCTGTCTGACGCGCAGGAAGACGGTAAGGGTCCAGTTGGTCAACGTCATCTTTGCAAACGCGAAGCCCTGGGGAGTTCGGGTCTGACATCAACTCACCAATCGGAAACTTGCGAGAGCATCTATCACAAATTCCAATTGCCGCATAAGCAAGCCCACGAGTGTCGAGAAACAATCCCATACTTACCTCGTGTAACAATTAATGGACGGGGCCCAGTAAATCGGAGAATTATCGCGCTCTTCGCTCTCCGCTTCCGCCAAAGCCTTCGCAGCCTTCGCATCCAGAATGGGCATCAACTGCGAATCAACTTCCGGAGTCTCTTCCGCCAGCTTCGCAGCCAGCAGCGCAACAATCGCGTCAAACCAACGCTGCGGAATGTCCAGTTCTTGGGTCATCGACCCAACGTCTTGGATGTACCGGTGACGCCACAAAACAATCTGCTGCGTCGTCGCAGCCAGATTAGGCACCGGCCACAGACGCATCACCGGCTGGTCGATCTGTCGATCAAACCAGAACTGCAAAGGTCGGCCAAGGAAGTATTTGTTGGGCAGCGCCGTATAGTCATCGCGATTCAATCGCGCTATAGGGATTTCTGTAGGCGTGTTCCCAAAATATACGTCCGAGACCGAAAGCGTACCGCTCGTAGCGCGAACGCGGAAATACACGTTCGTCGTCGTAGCGTCAAAGTCTACCCACAACCACTCGCCAGCGCCCTGCGTCGGAGCGGTCGTGTCTTGTTCAGTCGCAACCGCGCTCCAGCTTACGCCGTCCGCAGATTGCTCCACCACAAACGGCACGGCAACGGCGCTCCACAATACACCCACAGTCGTCGCCGTAGCGCCGCCAGCAACGTATACTTGGAACGTCGTCGCCGTCGAAGTCTCCACGCCAGAGACCTGGGTAAGCGTGCGCAAGTTCGTATTCAAAACGTCAACCGTCCCAAGAGGCAGCGTCACAGCGCCATTCCCCTCGTACAACGGCATGATCAGTTTCTCAATACACCATAGCTGAACGCCACGGTTGGCAAGGTTGCTCAGAACAAGGTAAAGCTGATCGTTCGCAACATCGATCATCTCTGAGGTGATCTGTTGCGCCCCCAGCCGACAACGCCTGTAGGCATGGTCAATGACCTGCCTAGTCGTAAATTGAGTTGTCGATACCGTTCCGGAAGTTGCCATTAGGGTCCCTCTTGCGCAGCGGCCCGCCGTATCAAGCAGACCCCAATGACTGGACGGAGGCTATTTTAGCACTTTCCGCCGCCATACATGGGCTTTCGGCCATAAGACGGCACCCCACCATGGCGAAGCTTGGTCAGAGGCTTGCCAGGATGCATCGCCTTCTCGTGCTTATGCACGGCTTTGCTCATCATGGCTTTGTCCATCTTGACATCTTTGTGCTTGGCAACGCCGCCCTTGGCCTTCATATCGAGGCTCAGGCCAGGCGCATACTTCTCAGCACGCTCCATGACCTCGCGAGCACGACGGTCGCGGCGATCCTGCCGGCCCAAATCCCGCGCCTTCTTGGGGCTACCACGATACGGACCCTTCTTGTCGCCGTACGCACTAACCGCTCCGCCCTCAGCGTACGCAGCCCCCTTGGACATCCGCGACCGGGCCTGCGCCGTCTCCTTCATTTTCTTCATGCGATCAGCATAATTTGCCGCAGCGGCAGCGTCACGCTCGCGCTGAGCCAGCGTCATACCGCGCACGCCAACCTCGCCAGTGCGCCCCATCGAAGCAGCCCCTCGCGCAGCACGCGCAGCTGGAATCATCGAAAGCGCACCCATCACGCCGGCCTTCAAAGCCTCCTTCTTCTGTTCCGGAGAGAGCATCGAAAGCGCATCTTGAGTTTCACCGTACACGCCAGAGTAACGCGGCCGCTCGGCCTTATCGCTCTTTTCCTCAGCCATTCGGCGCGGACCCTTGCGGCTGGACGGACCACCCTTTGAGCCGGGCTCGCCAGCGACACGCTCCTTGGCTTCTTCCCGAAGCTTTACCTCTTCCTTCAGCTTGGTCGTGTATCGATCACCGCGCCAAGAAAATTCTTTCTGCCCGGCGTTACGCGCACGACGGAAAGCCTCCTTGAAGCTCTCAGACTTCATCTCAGGCGGCGCTTCTTCGTACCCGCCTTCAGCTTTCTTGGATACCTTTTCACCGGCCTTACGTGCCTCGGCCAGCGCAATTGCAATAGCCTGCTTGCGGTTCTTTACGACCGGACCCTTCTTGGACCCAGAGTGCAGCTTGCCTTCCTTGTACTCGCGCATCACCTTCTCAACCTTGCCACCCTTCTTAGCCATCATCTCAGGCTTGGAGGACATCATCGATTCCTCAGGGTACGGCACCGGCATAATCGTCATCGTCGGAGCAGGACGCAGGCTACGAGTCGGTCCAGAACGAGCCGCACGCGCAGCACGAGCCGCCGCAGCACGGGCCTCAACCGAATTGGCCTTGCGGAACGCTTCCTCACGAGCCTTCGTCGCCGCCTTCCTAGCCTGCAAATCCGCATAAGAAGTCCGCCCGCCATCAGCGTACTTCTGAACGTGACCGCCCTTGGCGTATCGCTGAACATGAAACCCGCCATCTTGCGGGAATTCAAAATCTTTTACGTACTTAACGCCCATTTCGATGCCCTCGCAGCTTAGCCGCAATCAACTTGATACGGCCCTTGACCAAGTTAAAGTTTGCCTTAATGACTAGTAAATTAATAGATGCCCTGTCCCAAAATCCCAACCGCCCATTCATCAGCAATCCCACTTCCTGAGAGACAGCGCCTTACGAGTCGGACGCCCCTTGTCATCCTTCATCGGACCCGGCATGCCAGACATTCTTGCGCAAAACGACCGGCGGCGTGCCGCTGCCTTGGGCGACTTCTTGGCCTGGCCAGCAGATACCGGCGGCTTCAAGTTCATACCCTCACGCTTCGCACTGCGACGACCGGCTTCGTTCAAACCGCCCGCTGGATTTTTACCAGCCTTTCTCTGCCAAGCAGCCGTCTTAAACGCACCGCCGCCCTTAGAGAATTCCTGCCAGTCAGCCCAGTCGCCCTTGACCTTCATCACTTAATTCTCTGTATGTTAAAAATAACAGAGGGAACCTCAGGGGCTGTTACAGTTGCAGAAGAGTAATCCAAAGTAATATTGGTATTACTTACGGACCAAACCAACTGTATGTAGCTGCTGACGGTTATTGAGTCAAAGATAGTCACTTGACCCAATGTTTTACCGCCGTCCGCCACTTTTGGAACCGAAATAATCGACGCAGAGTTTGGAATATTAGTCCCATTCTTTCTGAACCAGAAAGTCGAGGTGTGGTTGGTGGTGTCTGCGTTTGCAAATTGAAGACTGGCATTTATTAAGTAAATGCCTGTTGCGGCTACCGTTACGTTTGTACTGGAAGCAATTGTAATTCCAGAGTTAAATCCCGCTGCATTATTCATTTGAACAATGGTAGCGACGTTAGCTGATGCAGCCGTTTGATCAATGTGAGATTCAAACTGACCAACAGAAAGGTTCGTAATAGTGTTAAACGGAATTGCGCCCGCAGTTACCGTAATAGAATCAAACTCGCCAACAGCATTACTTAGCGTCACAGAATTAAACGTGCCGCCCGTAACCGTCAAAGACCCCATAGTCCCTGCGCTAATCGTTACAGACGACAAACTGCCTACTGCGCTAGAAAGCGTGACCGAACTAAGCGTGCCGCCCGTAATGTTGAGAGAACTCCCAACATACGTTTTGATCTGTTGAGCCGATGCTTTTACAGATGCGCCAGACTGGACTACTTCAAAAAGCTCAGTCCCGCCAAGTGCTGTCGCGGCCGTAAGGTCGGTGATCTTGACGTTAGCCATGGCTTACTTCGTTGACTGCTGAACAACCGTGAAGCGAACCGAGCCATCGCCCGAATTAATCTTCAAGCGAACTGATCGCATCAACGTCGTCGTAAACTGAGTCTCGTCTTTGGTTGAAGCCGTCAAGCTCGCATTCGGGTGAGCAACCGCTAACTGCTGAATGCTAAGATCAAAAGGATCTTCGTTGGTGTACTCCACCGAGTAGTTGACCGTCCCGCTCGTCTTGGCGGAAATGTTGGTCACCTGATTCGGAGTGTAAATATCAAGCGGCAACCAACCAGTGTAGCCAGGCACGCCGTTACCAATGCTGATGGTAGAGGCTGCGGCTGCGCTTGCCACAATACCGGTCACCGTCGCAAACGACAGCGAACCCGTTATCGTGCCAGAAGCCGTCACCGCAAGCGTCTCAACTTGAGACTGACCCGCAGGACCAGTGCCCGTCACAACAAAGTTAATTGATGAAGAAGCCTGACTGTACGCAGTCAGAACCGCAGGCACCGTAAGCGTTGCTACGCCGTTTGATACCAACACACCATCTAACGTAATTGCACCAGAAACGCTCAGCGATTGCGCTGAAACGATACTGTCTGCATCTGCCGCCGGTTGTGCTCTTGTAAAACTAATAGGACGCATGGTTGCTTTCCCTCACAATCACAAGAAAAGGGGGCCGGAGCCCCCTACAAATTACAGCGTGATGCTACGGTACAGTCCGATGTACGCGGTCGTTGAGCCAACCATCACAGGGATGTAACCCAACTGAGCCGACACCGAACCCGAAACAGCACTGCCGCTCGTCAGCTTGGTCGAGCCAATCGTCAGCGAGGTGCAAACCAAATTCGTAACCGTGGCAGACGCCACCGTCATCACCGTGCCGGAAAAGCCGTTAAGCGAGTTAACCGGGCCAGTAAAAGTTGTATTCGCCATTGCAAATTACCTCATGCACGAGTAGCCCATTAGTCTGTGCATCGTCCGCTAGGCCGGTCTAATGGGCTGGTTACACCTAGAACTATTTTCTAGTTTAGGCTTTTCTATAACGCCGTCAAGCAAAAAGAAAGGGGGCCAAAGCCCCCTCTCTCCAGTCACTTGGACTGATCCCCGTCAGACGCCGGCCGTTCCAAACACCGTGCGCGGGTCGGTCCAGCCTACCGCGTAACGCTCAGTGCTCTTGAAGCGCGTGCTATCAGTCTCGAAGTCGCCTTCCATGGACTTCTCAAGACCACGACGCATCATCAGCTTGAGGCCTTCCGGCGCGTCCGTCTTCACCCACCAAGCGGTGGTCGAGGTAAGACGCGAGAGGTTAGCCTGACCGCCAGCGAGGAGGCCCATCGACTTCACCGGGTTGATGTCGTTGTCGGCCGTGCCGGTGCGGAGGACGCTCTTGAGGAGCACCTCAGCCTGGAACACGTTCGACGGGGACACCACGAGCTTCTCCGGGTTCAGCCGGATGCGCTTGCCGTTGTTGTCAACAGCGTTGCGGATCTGGATGAGGAGCTGCTCGAGCGAGGTCTGGGACAACGCAGCCGGAGTGTTGAGCTGGTTGCTGAACGTACCAGCCGCAATCGGATGGTTCGTCGCAACAAGCGGCACGCCGTCGCCACCGTTGTAGCCAGCGGTAAACGCACGGTTAAGCACGTTGGCGCAGAGGGTTTCCTTCGTTTCGATCAGCGACTGCGCGAGATGCTTCGCGTAGGTCTGGCCGATACGGATGTGGTCACCATCTTCCACGAGCACCTTCGTGAGCGCGAATGCAAGGCCGTAGACCTTGTAGACGTAACGCTGCAAGAAGAGCACGCCACCAGCCTGATACGTGACCGGGGTGCCGTCCGGAAGCTCCGGAGCAGCGCCGAACCCGTACAGAACCGGCTCTTCGTGGTAGTTGCGGGGAATGCCCTGCTGCTGAACGAAGACTTGCTTCCACTCGTCAGCGCGCTGGTCATAAACGCCATCGAAAGCCTCATTGAGAATCGGCTCAACAATGGAACGAAAGTCAGTACTACGCATTGGGACTGCCATGTTCTAGTCCTCCTTAAAATGCAGCCTTATCAGCCACAAACTGGTGCTGGCTGATCTGGACCTGAACGATGGTGTAAGCGTCACCCCAAGCATTGTTGACCTCAGGAGCGAGGTTCACAATACGCAGGATTTCGTTACCCGAAGTCGTCAGCTGAGAAGCATCAAGCTCGGCCTGTGAAAGACCGGTCGTGGTGCTGCCAGCGGTGACGTTCGCAAAGTCCGCCTGAGAACCGATATCCGTGATGTTGATCGAGCTGGTCGCTTGGATCTCATACACGATAGCGGGGTCGGTGGTGACATAAGCAACGATGTCCGTGGCGGCGGTCGAAGCCGTCCACTTGTTGCTTACGCGGCGACGGCCATCGGTATCGGTAAACTCGACACCCATGAACGTGCCAACAATAGCCGCCTCGGTGGCAGCAGCGGCTTCAATCGTACCGCTGGCGCCAATCTTGACTGGCTGGAACTGGAGAATGTTTGCGTTGTAGCCCGACTCAATGCTCATCGCAACGGGACGAATAAGCCCGCTGGGATGAAACGCCGGACGCAACCCAAAAGGAGCATCAGTCGTAGACATTTGGTAATCCTCTGAAAAAAGTGACCAAGCTACCACTCTTGCGGAGCGCGCACCTTGGACGATTCCCGAATTGCCGACATGCCATCACCTTCGACCAGACTTGACCCAGCACGCTCAGCCTGCTCACGCATGGCTTCATTGGTACCAAGCAGCCGCTCCTCTTCCTGATTGGGCGCATCGTAGTGCACCGCGTGCATGTACTTTTTGTACAGCGACATCGGAAGCTTGAAAGCAAGCATCTCGTTAACCCCTACGAACCCCTGCCATTCGCCAGTTTTAATCGAGCAGTATTCCCAACCGGGAACCTCCTCGGGTTTGATCGGCTCATAACCAAGCCGAATACGCGCCTGGACAGAATCTCTAGGATTCGTCGTGGTTAACCAACAAGTGTGATAACCAGGAATTTTTGGCAAATCAGGCAACGCGGCCTGAATAAATTGCTGTCGAAACATCTCAACTCGAGCATCATCCGAGAGTTCGCGACTCTCAGTTGCTACGCGATCATACGCAGCCCGGTTTTCTCGCCCTTCGCCAAGAACTTTCTTCAGTCTTTCGTCGCTCATATATAACTCGCTCCCTTATTTAGCGAGAAGAATTGTTACGATCATATTCAGCATAACGCTTTATGTAGCGTTGACGCAAGTCTGCGTTGTCCCAGACGCCTGCGTCGATGAGCGCCTGCTTGCGCTCAGGGCTGATATACACCTCTTTGCGGGTAGACGGGGCAGCGTATTCACGCTTCCCGCCAACCGGCGGACCTTTACGAGTAGCCGCTGCCTTGGGGGCAGGCTTTTCCGTTTCCATGCCAGCATCCTCTCCGTATCGATGGGGGAGCCTGCGAGCCACCCGATTGTCCAACTCAATCCAATAATCTTCGGTAGACGGATCGAACCCTTCCGAAGCCAACCGCTGGTCGATGACCTTCACAATCGCTGAGTCTTCATCCTTGCCGGACGGGTCGTACCAATTATTGGCTTCAACCCACTCCTTAGCATACGCAGCTACGCGGGGGTCCTTACCAGCTCTTTCAGGTTGACGAGGCCTTTCGACCTGTTCCTTCTCCGCCCGAAGCAAACGAGCACGCTCGAGAGCCTGATCGCGGATCTGCAACGCCTTGGTGACATCTTCTCCGTGACCGTGCTCAATGGCCTTCGCCATGATCCGTTCAGCAAGCTGCGCTTCGTTCAGCGCCTCGCTCAGCTTCTGGTCCACCGCGTTGACATTGAACTTGCTGGTCTGCTGTTCGACGCTGGCCAAGCGGCGCTTGAACTCTTCGTTCTCCGCACGCAAGAACGCCAACTCGCGCTCCTTGTGCTCAATCGCAGCCTTGCGGCGGAACTTGCGGTTCTGCCGCTGGGCACGCTTCTCTTCCGGAGTCAGCGCACGCTTGCCGTTCGGAGACTCTTCATCTTCAGAAGAGTCCGCATCGGCAAGACGCTCATCGCCCTCGTCTTCATCTTCAGCCGCAGCCTCTGCCTCAACAGCTTCAGCACTGGCCTCTTCAGGCGGCGTTTCGGTAATGACGTACTCCTCGGTCTCGGGAGTGTCGTCGTTTTCAACTAACTGGTCTTTTTCAGACATAAGTCACCTTTTCGACGTTAGTGTCAAATGAACGCTTTAATGGCGAGCGGGTCACCCACTACACCACCAACGATGTCCAGATCGTTGAAGATCACAAACAGGGCTTCTTCTTCCCCATCTTTTCCAAAAGGAACCTTCCAACGATCTCCGCCGTACTTGGGCACCCGGACAAATTCTCCAGGCTTGCACCAATTACCTTCCGGCCAGGACTCCATCGTATTGCGATTCTTGAACGCCAACGGCCCAAGAGTGACTACCTTTGCAATCTGAGTATTCCAAATTTCGGTTTCGCGAGTTTCGTTGTGCAGAATAATACCGCCAGCAGAAGTCTTCTTTGCTGAGCGAATCTGCACCAGAACTCGAGACCCAAACGGAACCAATCCCGGCTCTACACTAGGAAAAGCCTCATCCAATGCTGACATTTAGAAATCCTCTCCGTCTTCTTCTTCCTGCTTGAGAAGACGATCAATGTAAGTTAACGCGGCCTGCAACCCGGCGTAAGTGCCCACTGCCTTGCCATATTCAAACGAAGCATCCTTACCTTCCAGTTGCCGCTTCATCGCATCGTGTGCAACGCGAGCCTTGGCCAACTCCAATTCGTCAATGATGCGTTCAATCATGCGTTTTGTTTACCCTTGCTAATGATGGCGGGCGTTGCTTTGGGATCGCCCTTGACTCCCTTTGAGCCCATGCTCAATCCTTTCGGGGCGCTTTTCGCCATCTTCTGCCCGTCAACCTTCGCGCCCATCGCCAGCATCTTGTGCTGATTCACGTAATCGTTTGCCATATATCACTCCTACGGGTTAATACCCGTGCCCGTTGAAACACCAACCTTTTCACCCGTGAGAACTTCCGCAGCAGCGATGTCCTTCGCCGTCTGGTTGTCCTCGCGGTTCGTAACCATCTTGACCTGAAGCTCAGCAGCCTGACGCTGATCCAAGCGATCCTGCTTGAGGATCTCGCGCTGCGCTGCCTGCTGCATCTTCGCCGCCTGCTCTTGAGTACCAGCCTGCGCCTTCTGCGCCTCCAACTGCAACTCCGCCTGCTTGACTTGGATGTTGGCCTGATCCGCAGCAGCCTTGCGCTGGGTCTCCGCCATCTGGGCAGCGGTCTTCGGATCATCCGGCGCCATGCTTTGCATCTGCTGCATGACTTGCATCGCCTGCTGCACGATCTGCGGAATCGCGCTAAATGCGCTTGCCGCATCCGGAACAACACGCTGCGATGCAGCCGCCAGCATCTGGTCAAAGCTGCGCTTTAACTCCGGACTACTCTTTTTCCTCTGGATTTCCGAGATGTCCATACCCACCGCTTTAGACGCAACTTCAAAGACATGATTCGCATACCAAAGCGCGATATGTTCCTTGAGATGGTTAAGAATGATAGGAATGTATGTCCCCGACATGAGGAAACTGCCACCCAGTACGGGGCTAGTGAGATAGTCCAAGTGGACCTGGATGTGCGCAAGGTGATCCTGTTCCGGGAACGCAGATAGCGGACGCCCAAGAGTTGCAGCAATGTTTTCATTGACGGCATTCATCTCCTTCGGCTTCGGAGCAGGAACCAACAGATCCTTGGCATTTGGAATCTTCAGCTGATCAAGGATGCGCTCTTCAACTTTGCGCTGATCGTAAATCTGCGGCAAAGCCACCGCACGCTGAGCCAACGCCTGAACCTGCGCGTACCGCTGGGCTTCGCTGAAAATGTTCGGGTCCGAAACCGGAACAATATCCATCGGCCCTTCAAAGTCAGAACGGCGAACAATCAACTCGCCAAGCTCTTCCTTGACCTCTTCGTCCTCCAAGTACATCGCGTTCAAACGATGCAGGACCTTCAGGGTGCGACCCATCGCATCATGCAATCGCGCATGAATCGCACTGAATACCATCATCCCCTGCTCAATACGCGAGAGCTGCGTACCGACCGGGACGTTGGCGTTGCTGTCGGTGATGTTCTCCATCGTGGTGCGAACCACGCCCTTGCCAGACTCAATCAAAAAGCCCAGCAGTCGGAACAGCGTTTCAGAGGGCTGGTTGAACGGCAGCGGCATCGCAATCTTTCGGATGTCATCCGAGAACGCGCCGCCCTCAATCTCCTTCACCTCGGTCGGATCAATGCGCTCGGACTGACCGCCCTCGCGACCACCCTTCAGCTTCAACATGCCAGGGAAGTTCGCAATGTGCGCAGAATCCAACAGCGCCCGAAGAGCGCCCGTAGCCGCAGCAGAAAGTCCGCCAATCATCTGCGGAATGCCAATCGGGTACGCACCACGCCACGGAACAAACGGGAACTCAATGATCCACTGCATCTCCTCAAGCGTGTCGTCTTCTTCACGCCAGTTTCGATAGATGCTGAGAACCTTACCCGTCGTCTTATCAAGAGAAACGATGTACGGAGCCAGCCCGTACTTGTCCTCTATGTCAGAAATGACATAGATCTCAAAGATCGTACGCAGCCCGTCGACGTCGTACGCGCTGTCGTCCCGACCCTCAATCTTGTTGTTCGCCTTCTCAGACTTCGAGATGTCCGGCTCCATCGTCGTCGGAGCCAAGTCAACGTCCCGATACATCCCAGAGCGAATGCGCTGCCGGTACTCAATCTCCGTCACGTACTGAACGTGCGTCTTGCGCTCGGCCGAATAAAAGTTCGTTGCCGCGTACGGCAAGTAAATGTCGTCAATACCAATGAACAGCGGAACCGGACGGCGCTTGCCAGAGTCCCAGCTCAGCTTCATGTACTGCGCACCACCCAGCGGTACTTGCGTCAGCAATTGCTCAAGTTCCGCACGGAACTCCGGCATCTGCTGCGTCAACTGCCAGTTCATGTACTGGCTCTTGCGCGATGCCTTTGCAACCTTGTCCGCAGTCGGATCGCCAACAATGTAGTCCTTTACCGGACCCGCTGCCGGGAAAAGCTCCTTAATAGCTCGGGCAGAGAAGTCCACGCAAACCTCAGTAAGCATGGGGTGCACAACCCGACTTGCGCCCTGAAATTGAGCGCCGCCTGGTGCATCATCTCCAAGTCCCGTACGCCGGATTCCCTCTTCATACTGCTCATCGCGCTTCTTGCGCGCTTCCTTGTCCTTCGACACCAAACCCAAAAGGTCCTGCGCCAAAGAGTCCATCTCGCCCTCAGGCAGCGTCTCCGCTAAGTTAGAGTAAAACTCCAACTCAACAGACTCCTCGGACTCCTCTTCAAAACGAACAATCGCCCCGCCGTCCTCAGTGTCCTCAATCTCAGACACCTCATCAGGGAGTTCAAACATCTCACCAAGGTCTTCCTTCGCTTCATCCAAATCATTCGGCTCAGATGCCATATGGATTTCCCCTCGGACGCTCGTTCACAATTAGTCGCGGCTGTACCGGCTTAGGTTTACTCACGCTTATCATATCCCTGTCCGCTAGGAAACGTAATCCCTGCGTGCAAGCATCCATCAAATCATCGTGTTTGATCGTCCCCTCCCCCGAAAACGAACACAATTGGTATAAAAGCGGCTCCGCCCATGATCTAACATGCCCGGAACGCTTCTCACTCTCCACAAACCACACCATCCCACTGGCAAATAAGTGACTCACCATGTGCAATCGGGTCAGCTTCGATGCCTTCCCAGGGTTATACGCATGCGCCAGAATCCCCTCCCTAGAGAGCATCTGACGGAGCGAAATCCCGCTGCCCTTGTCCTCAATCACTATCGTATCGGGCTTCCGACCCGTGTTAATCATCCGCGAAGGACCGTACATCGGCTTGATAATCGGCTTCTGATCGTCCTCCCCGTAGTAAACCTCCATCTCCCGCTTCACCTTCTTAATCAACTCCGGCATCCCTAGCCGGTCTTCCCAACAATCCAACAAAATAATGTTCGGTTTTTCGTTCTCGTAGAACAATCCCAACACCACACACGCACTCGGGTCCGAATCCGACGTCTTCTTGTCCCTCGTCTGCTCCGTAAATGCCGTGTCCAAGCTCATCACAATGTGCTCAAGCGCCGGTAACGGCTTCTTCGCCGGCCAGAGTTTCACCCAATTGCGCTTGATAATCCCCTGCTCTTCAGGGTTTAAAACCTCTGCGTAAATTTCCTGGCGCCCCAGTGTCGTGCCCTCAAACTTCAGCAATTGCTGCTGGAAAGTCGGAGCCAAATTCGCAATGTTCTCGTACGTGCTCGCCCGCGTTACGTGTACATCCGCACCATCACGCGAAATCAAATCCCGAATCAACGCCTTCGGCTTCGGTGTCGTCGTCGCTACAATCCTCGGGTGTTTCCCCAATCGAAGCGCAAACATAATCATGTCCCACGCCTCTTGATCGTACTGCCACGCAGCCAGCTCGTCAGTCCAACAACCGTGCCATTGCCCACCACGCAGCCGATCAGGCGTCTCCGCTGAAATGCCTTTGATTAGCGAACCATTCTTCAGAATAATTTCCGATAGCGACCTGTTGTACTCTTGAACAACACGCTCAGGCATCACCTGCATCAAGCCCGAATCACCCTCAAAACACGTATCGCGAATGTCCGCTGAGGTCGGTGCACACACCAACCAGCGCGTATCCGGCGCCTTGTAAGCCTGCCACCACACCCATTCGGCTGCGGCTCGAGTCTTACCCGCTCCGCGTCCCGCCAGCAAGAGCCAGACTGTCCAATCCCCCTTCGGGGGCTTCTGGTGCTTATGCCTCTGATTCACCCACTTCAGCCGGTTCTCGTACGCAATCAAATCATCCGTCGGGAGCTTGTTCAGCTCCTTGATCAGAGGATCGTTCATGTCTAACGGCGGAGGTGCAGGAACCCCCTGGGCAGACTGAATCATCGATATCGCGCAGTCTTCTTCGCTATTGACTTCGGCTGCGCTACAAATTGCTTGCCCTTCGCCTTGCCCTCGCGCTTCGCTGCCGTTGTACGTGCGTACTCCTGCGGCGTTAACGATTCAATCGCAGCCTTCGGCAAGTAACGCTCGCCCGTCTTCGATGAGGGCTTTCCAGACTTCGTGGTCCACTCTTGAGCAGTCCAGTTCTTCAGTGACTTTTGTGAGGGTTTCATGGTTAATCCCTGTATCCGCCGCCCTTTTCCTTGTACCGCTTAGCCAGTAACTGAGCTTTGCGAGCTGACCATTGGCCCGCTGCGGTACCTTGAGTGGCAGATGCCTTGATCTCGTTAAACAACTTCTTGCGCATCTCAGGCTTCGTGTAATTGCCCGCTGCGTTTACCTTAGACTTCGTTGCCATTGTCAACACTCCATACATCAGTTTGACGCTTCAACTTAGGCCAGTTGGATTCAGTAATGAACGATTTATCCAACACCAAAACGTGGTTCGTAGGTTGCGCTGTATAACGCCCGTTGTCCAGTTTAATGAAGTAAAACTCCTTCGATTGTTCCGGCTCCAGACTGAATCCATCCAGCATCGGAATCGCAGTAAATAAGTAATTCCCCGTGTGCTCCTGCTTAGACCGTAGCCGGGTGCGCATCCGCGTACCCTCAAGAAACGGATACTCCAACATGCTGAAGTGGTGCCCGTAGCAATCCCAAGTCTGTGCGTCGGCGGGGTCCCAAGGGGACCCTGTGATTTTGTGCGCGAGCTTGTGTAACGGTACGTTCCGGTACACCGCCCCGCACTCCAACATCACATGACACCCCCAAGTGCGACCGGGGTGACTCACCAACCCAAACCAAGCTACCCGCAGCCAGTCGTGGGTCCCTATCGCATTCGGCTCCACATACGCATACGTGTGGCGGGGTAATGGGGCGGCTCCGGTATACAGCATGGGACCCTAGAGTAATTGTGCGCAAGGGGGTAGTGCAAGTAAAAGTGGTGGTGGGTGGGAATTGTGAATTGGCGT